GGCCATTGACCTCATTGACGAACAGGCGGTAGCATTGCTCACCCCAAAGCCCGAATTCCTTGACAAAGTGGAGCAGTAAGGCGTCCAGCTTGTTCTCGGTCCAGAAATCCGCAAGGAAATCGGCAACCTCGGAGTCTTCGCTCTTAACCTTGATGCCCTCGCTCACCACATACTCAGCGGTCATGTTCACCAGGCGCTTGGCCATGGGATTCGTTTCGTAGAGGTAGTAGGCGATCTGCTGGGCCCGCTCCTGCATCAAGGGCGTCAGGTCCCGGTCAGTGCCGGAGAGTCGGCGCCATTTATAGGCGTCGGGGTCGATGTCGGTCACGACCGGAAATGTGCCTTCCCGGAACCCCTTGACTGCGGCTTTGACCCGTTCGATCAGCTTCATTCGTATGATTTCCCGTTGATGCAGATCATAAATTCAGCCTATTTCTATGAAATAGGCCCAAAACTAACCCATACAGATTAATGGATCATCCTCAGGCGTTCCGGCCGGTACTGGCGATAATTGTCAGGGCGGTAATAAGAGGGGTGGTTTTCGACCTGCACATCCACGGCCTGAATCGTGGCGTCCTGGGCCAGCTTCACCACTCCGGCCAGGGCGTCGGGGCCGTCATCGTGCATCCCTTTCTGCGGGAAGAACAAAAGCTGCTCCACGAGCAGGTCCTGGTCGCTGTGGTGCTCCCGGAACTTGATATTGCCCCGCTCCACCAGGGGAGACAGGCCTGCTATCCTGGTCTCCTTGGCCAAATAGTTGCCTCTACCGCTGACCGGCAGGACAATGCCAAGCTCCTTGCTCTTGTTGGCAAACTCCTTGAGGAGAAGGCGTTGGAACAGGTTGTCCTCGACCCCGAAGATGCTGTATCGGTAAATTTTGTGCAGTTCGTGGGCGACAACGATGGCCTGGTCGAGGCTGGTGCGCTTGATATAGGCGTCCAGGACGTAATAGGTGGCATCCGCCGCGCAGAAACCTATGGTGACGATGGCCTTGTAGTCGTGTTGGGCGCCGGTCTCCAGCGAGGGGTCATACCAGCCCACCACCAGGAGTTCCTTGTCCACCAGGTCCTCGGGCCGGTAATACTGGAACCAATCGGACTGAAAATAGCTGTCCTCATCCTCGGCCACGTTGAGCTTTTCCTGGTTGAAGGACTTGGTGCCCATAATCTGCTTTTGGGCTTCCAGTACCTCCAGGGGGAACTTGGCCGGCCAGAGGGATTCGCCTTCATCGGTCACGGCCCGGTAGATGCGGCGGTCCCAATGCACAAAGGGGTCATCTTTGCTGAATACCATGGTGGCCAGGGCGCTCTTGCGGGCTAAAAGCGTGCCGATAATGAACAGGTTGCCGTTGACGTCGATGCCGGAGTAGGCCGTACCTTTGATCCAGCGCAGCAGATCGTTGCATCTCTGGGGGTTGCGGGCGCTGGTGTCATTTTCCAGATCATCCATGATCACGAGGTCCGGCCGGTGCTGCTTGTGCTTCAACCCCCGTATGCGCTGCCCCCGCCCCCGGGCCAAGATCCTGACATCATTAAGAGTAACGTAATCTTCAACAGCCCAATTATCCCGAACCAGTTTTCCGAAATCATGCTTGATCCTCTCGTTGAAGCAGAGCTCCAGGTAAATGTAGCCGGTGAGGTCGCTGGCCAGGTCCTGCGTGTCGGAGAGCAGCAGGACAAAGTGCCTCAAGCTGAAACAGATTTGATGCAGGACGTAGCCGAAGCTGGTGATGGTAGTCTTGGCAAACTCTCGGGGGGCGGCCACCACCACCGGCTTGACTACGGCGGAGTCTCCCAGCGTGGGGCGGCGTTCCAGGAGACTGACCAGCTCATAATGGAAAGGAGCAAATTTTGCGCTAAAGTAGTGGGGGAGATAGGTACGGAAAAAGTAAAACGGGTCACTCAGGGCCCGGTTTTTGCGCCGTATGGCAATCTCCGGGGTGTCGTCCTTGAACGGGTCGTATTCGCTGCGGAGATAGCCAAGGATCTCCTGGGCCTTGCGGCGAAACTCCGCCTTGCCGATCTTCTTGGTCAGGCTCTTGTTGTCTAAGAGTTCAAGCTGTGTTGGCAAAGTTTCATCCCCAGGCGCTGCAACTTCATGGCTTCATGTATGTGGTCATCAAAAAAATCATCCGGGTCGGCGTCCAAAAGCTGGTTAAAATCCCGCACACCCCGGCGCAGCATCGAATTGAGCCGCTTTAACACCAAATCCGATAGGGTCTGGAGGTCTTCGGCAGAAAAATCAGACATCGGTTTTGCTCCTTAAGTATTCCTGGACCCAGGAGCTCACCAGCTCGTAAGTCTCCCGGTCAGGAATGTTCTTGCGGATAAAAACCGAAAAGTCCCTCAACACCTCTACCGCCGCTGCAAAAAAATCCCCGCCGCAACCCTCAATCTCCTTGATGCACTTCGTGATTTTCGTGATCTCTTCCACCTTGGCGAGATCAAGCTGCTCGGCCCCTACCTGCTGCTGCACCTGCTTCCGCAAGTTCTCCCGCAGCATGGCGCCGATGCCCTTGGGCGATTCCAACATGGCCTGGCGTTTGGCGTCCCAGAGGTACTTTTTCTGCCAACCTTGCAACCGCTTGAGCGTCAGTCCGTATTGCTTGGCGATCTCGGATAATTCTGACCCGGCTGAATACATCGCCTCGCATTCGTTATAACAACGCTGAAAGTCGATTTGCTCCCGGTCAGTCCAATTACTGTCATCACCACGTCCCATATTTAAGATAAAAACATTTTAAAAATAGTATTGTCAAGCATAAAAAGTATTAGTTAAAGTAGTGTATAACTTTATCTTATGTTAAAACACAATTAACTTATAATTTAATGTTAATGTAATTGTGCTTTATTAATAATATAAAATAAGTATCAGTTCAGGAAAATTTAGAATTTCTGGAAGGGTAATACATGAGTGAAACATCTTTCGAAGGTAACAGACCGGAGGGGTGGTAGTGGGTATTGCGCGCTCTGTCATCACAATAGATGTCTTTGCGTTACCGCGATACGATGCCTTGTCTTGCTATAGGTACTCTGTCTTGAGGGCAGGGGTTTGGTATAGCATAGCTCGCTCCGTCCTGCTTTTTGCACGATGGGCTTCTTGGCCAGCGTAGCGCTAATCGCGAGCAAAAAGCCGGCCGTCGCTGCGTGGTCGCTCTGTAGGGGGCTTGTCGTGAAACGAGGCGTGGTGGGGGATCGTAGCTTTCTAGCTGCTTAGTCAGGGGCGTGGTGAAACGAAGTGTGTAGTGATATAAGGTGCCTCCGGCGGGTAAACTTTCGTTTCCGCTGCGCTCCATAGCTGGCGCACGCCGTAATTCACCCCCGCCTGGTAACAAGGTGAAAGGCTCTGGTGCGGGGGAACGGCGAGTTGCGCCAGCCTGCCGCTCCGCTGCGCTTCGCTGTTTGATTAGCGTGTGCTGGTCGCAAGCTCCCACGCGCCCCGGCCCTCAAAGGAATATTTGATTGATAGGCATCCCTCCCGAAAAGCCTCGGGATGCTCGGGCCGGGTTTTAAGGTCGCTCGCCTTCTGCGTAGCAGGCTCTCAAGCTGCGTAGATGGGGCTCGCTTATGAGGTGCGCGGAGCGCGCCTCCTTCCTCACTCTGCTCTCATTTTACATCATCACGGCCACGCAACGTCAAGGTAGTACCAGATTAAACAGCCTCTAAGCCCTGGCGCACATGATTATAGCTGCGCTCGTTTAAGGAGTGCGCCAGAGCTAAGAGGCTGTAATAAACCAGGTCTCCACCTTGACGCACGTGTCCGGATGATGTCGGGGCCGCGAGAAAAATTGAGTGAAGGAGGTAGTTATGGCTAAGTCGATGGCAGTTGTGGACGAAAACGTGGTGATGACGGCTGAGGAGCTGGCGGTGGCTCGGGACATGGGGATGCTGACCGAAGAACAACCCCGTGGTGCGGTTAAGGTTGTGGAAGCCCCCAAGTCACCTATCCCCAGAATCACCCCCAAGTATCGCCGGATTCTCGTCTGCGGCTCCCGTAGCCATTGGGAGTTT